CTTGAATCTCTACTAATTCATCATTACTACAATACCACCCCATATCATTTCTTCTTTAAAACCTTATCTGCCTTCTTAACTATCTTCGCATGCGCTGCGGGAGATAGCTTACCCTTATGTTCCATTTCAGAGGCTCTTGCCTTGGCGTTGACTGCTCTATTATGTGTATCAACAGGATACTTTCTTTCATCAGGTTCCGCGAATTCACTTTTTGGCAATTTATTTCTCGCTCGAGATGTTATTTTTGACATGATCATTCTCCAAATATTTTGACATCTTTATTAACAAACCTATACTATCTTTCACTAAACCTAAAGTTTTATTACATCTATCACAAATCCAACCCCTGAAATGACCAGCATCATGACAATGATCAAACACGATTCGAATATTTAACTCTCCACATATCTCACACAAGTCAGGCTTTGGCCTCCCGCTTGCTTGGATCTGCAAACGCTGATTTAGGTAGTGCGTTTCTAGCTTTAGTGGTTAATGTTGCCATCATCTTCTCCTATAGAATAACCAAATTTTCCAATTATATGCCAATCATTACCAAATATATCACTCTGAGACAGGCAATAGGGAATCCTTGAGAACTCCTCTCTAAGCTGTCCAGGACGATCTGAACCCTCAATAAGGGCTAACCATTTAATGCCATCTTTTCCCTGCTCAATTTCTAACCATCTTTTAGGAGTTGGATAATCTTCATATCCTGAAAAGTCCGCAGTCCACTCTGTTCGAGATATTTTTTTGCCGTCCATAATCCACTGCAGAGCTTCTAAAATGTCGTGACCCTTATCCTTAGTTGTGAGCTTAGTCATTACGCCCCTCCCATCATTGATTCAGTTATTTTTAGCGCAGTTTCTACCGCATCCTTTGCATTTTCTGCATCAGCTCTCATTCGCTCAATCTCTTGATGCTTCTTATCATACTCAACTTCCATCATGAGCTCTAAGAACTTAGTATCGGCATTCTGCTTATCAACTGCAACCTTTGCAGTGGCTACCGCATTGTCTGCTTGATTCTTTTGCATCATTGCTTGAGTCTTTTGGCCCTCAATCTCCTTCTCTGCTTCCGCTAATATCTCAGCCTCAGATGGCTTAGGCGGCTGTTGTGACATCTCTTCAATGTACTGAGCGGCAAGCTTCTTAAGGTGGTCAGCGCCTCTAATATCCAAGTTATCAACGAGTATCTCAAGCCCTTTGCTATCAATGAAGTTAGCAAACCCTGGACTCTGAGCCATAAGTTTAGTAAGCGAATCAAGAGCGGCCTCTTTAGCCATCGCACAACTAACACCGGCAGATACCGTTATGTTCATCGCTGAAGGACTGTAACCCATGCTGATACTGTTTTGATCATTCTTATCATTAATCTTTTGGTAATATCTTTTACCATCAGACTTACGCACCGGTATAGTTCTCGGTGTCACTAAATACTTGGGTATCAAATCAAGCAAGATAATAGCTAGCTGATTCAATCCACGAACCTGATTCAAATAATAAGGCATTGCAGAGCCTGCGCTTTGCATTCCTCCGGCTTGAATCGCTTTACCGCTCAATTGATTAGCATTTGTACCAAGCACGGTATCGTAAGAACCAACAACCATTTGCATAGTGTTATCAGTACCCATGAATGTCTCTTGAACAATCGGTGGTAATGCGGTGCGCTGTATCTCTCGTGGTGGCGGTATAGCTTTCGTTGGGTCTTTATCATCAAACGCATTGTAAGGTAACACGTCAGCAACCTGAACGTTTCTATAAGCGTTTTGATGCTGTGGATTTGTTGGTATACCCTCAACCGGTATCATAAACTTATGTTGAACTTGATTTTGCATGTCACTCGCAATTGTCTGACCTGCAAAATTCTTGAGTAATTGAGTATCTTTTGCATGATAGTGGAATGGTCTAACCATTTGATATGTTGGGTCGTTATCACTATCCTGAAGCAGCTCTGAGTTACCATCAAAGAATACTAACGGTAAGTGTGCAAAATCTGTTTCGCCATACTCTAGTATTTTGTTTTCACAGAGCATGTATCGATCAATAACTTCTACTTCAGTCATACGAACAGATACTACACCTGGCACTTGCTGTATGTAACCTTTACGGTCCCACTCTCTAACCAAATCAGGATAGTGTTTGTTGTTGATTACGTGGCCGTTCGTTAGCTTAGCAATCTGCATTTTCTTTCTACGCTTCTGAAAGAACTCTACAACGATGATAACCTTTTCTTCTTGTATGTTTTTGTATGACCAACTGAAGCCCTCAAAGCTTCTAGCGTACTGCATACCTGCGCTATATTCTTTGCCAAACTTTTTATCAAACTCATCTTTGCGCATAGGGAATACTTCAAAACAGAATTCACCATCTGCTTTACTGCTTAAGCGAGCCATTGGGTCGAACCCACAAAGGGTTGGATCGAACACCCTAACCACTTTGATTTGATGATCGAACGAAAGGCTATCAATGTAATCTACTTCAACTTTAGCAATTGAGAAACCACCTGAGGTTGCCTGACCAAATAGTGAGAGCTGTAGATTGTCATTCTCACTTGATAATAAAATCTCTCTAATGTATCCGCCTACAACTTCTAATTGCTTTTCAAAGTTATCACCCATCATGTCTTGCGGGATTCCGTCAGCCGCTCTAACTTCGATTGAAGGCTCTTGCTTTGCATAGTCTGCGCACATCTTAGAGTACATCGCTTCAAGAATGTTGAACTCGAGCGCTGGCTTGTTGACAGCGTCTAGCGCAGCCTTAGCATCATCGGACAATGAGGTTTTGAAGAGTATCATGCGATACTTTCGGTAGATGTCCACGTTATCAAGCCAGTACTCACGAGTGCGTCTAACTTGTTCCTTAATTTTAGCAAGCGTCTTAGCTGCTTTCTTATCGCTCATCCCCATAGCCTGCCCCCAGTGAGTGCGTTTATACGTTTGTCAGTTGCTGACGATAAAGCGCCCACCGCTTTTTCCCTCTTAATGTCTCCATCAATATTGTAAAGTGTCTTGTCGATTAGTGCAATTTTACACGCGTCGTACGCATTATCGCAAATATCGTCGTGTTTATGAGATTGATTCGCTGTTATCTTCATCATATGCTGTATGCACATCTCTGCATGTTTAGCGCCTTCAGTGAATGATATTAACTTTGATGCGATTAAAGGCTGCATCTCTAAGAATCGTTGAGTTTTACTCCCTGATGCCTTGGTTCTTTTTACCTCTCTTATGTCCAATCCTCTCATGTCTTCAAGGATGCTAAGAAGTGTAATGCCTGTGCTTTGCTTTTCAATTGCGGCAACCCTGGGCTTTACTTTATGTAGCATGCAATCGGCATAAAAGCTTCTAAATTGCGCCTCTAAATCTTTTGGCTCTACCCGAATTTCTAAGCAGTCAATCCAGTGCAACGCTACTTGCTCTAAACCGTCAAGCTTATATATTCCCCAGAAAGATATTGCGGTAAAATCTGCGTAATCTTTTGTTGATGATGCGGTGTCGCATGTAATAAAAGTAGTAATTATATTTGGCTCATCGTCAAGCAATACAAAATTTTCACGCTTGAAGAGTGATCCACCACTCGGCACTGGCTCCTGTTGATATTGACTGTGATATACATAATTATTTTTAGCTTGCTTCTCTCTGAGCTGCGCAAGAGAGTTTACCTCAGGATACAAAGCGTTCCCAGCATCATCAATTGCCTTGAGTATTACCGACCTGTATTTTCTTTCATCGTTTCCGCTTAGCATGTATGCCGCCACGTCATCCTCGTGAACGCGTTGCCCAATATAAATAAGCGGAACATTCTCAGAGCGTGGACGCTGTAAAATAGTTTCTCGATAGTTTTGTATAACGCCTTGACGTATAGTATCGCTGTGTACTTCATCAATTTTGTGCAAGTCATCCATGAGCACGGCGCCGGAAAATCTGTCCAATCCAGGCAAGCCACCATCCTGCCCAACTATAGCCGATGAAGACCCAAAACTTTTTATCGACCCGCCTTGCACCGTTTGAAATGAATCCTTAGCCCTACTGTCATTCCTAAGCTTTACGCCAAACAGTGATTGATGAAAGCTATTCTCCAACACTTTCTTTATGAAAGCAGTATGCTTTGTCGCCAAATCTTTACCGTAACTGATGTACAAATACTGAGAATCAGGCCATCTTGATAGCGTCCAACAAATCCAGAATGAAACGAGGGTAGATTTTCCGGACCCGGGAGGAACGTTTATTAATAAACTTTTAGTTTCTAATCGCGCGCACTTTGTAAGCTCCCTGCTAATTGTTACAAAATGTGACTCTCTGCATATGGGTTGAGAGATTATAAATTCACGACCGGTAACCAACGGAAAGAATGTTTGCACGTATAAAAGAAATGAACCCCACAGCTGTGAGCGCTGGTATTCAATATCAGTTATGCCAAATTCGTTCATGCGTTACCGCTCAAATCTATTATTTTTAGCTTACTGTTTGCGTTCTTTATTGCGTAGAATTTATGCGTTCCGTCATCGTCATTTAATTCTAAGAGCAATCGATTGTTACCGTGCTCAAAATCTAGCATCCATTCTTTAGTTACCATTTTTTCTATCGTTAAATCCTTTAACACGATTAATAATCCCTTTTATTTTTTTTCATAGCCAAATCCATTCCTTTCTGAATTGCTTTAGATACTTCTTCCATTTCTTTTTGCTTCCATATAGGGGTCTCTTCTTCTTTTGTTTCCGCATAACCCCTTCCCTTTAGACGAGTTCTGCAGTAAAACATAATAGTCTGAGGGTTTTCATCTTGTATTGTTTTATACAGCTTAGATTCAACAAAATCTCCGACCGTTTCTACGACCTGAAGGCAGTCGTCCCTGAACTCCTTATCGTATTCATACCACTTTTGATAAGTTTTATAGTCTATTTTTGCTGCCTTGCACGCTTTAGTAATGAGCCCCATATTTTTTTCTAAAATTGTTGGAAAAGCCTTTTTTACAGCTATGTGCTTATCTTGTAAGTGCGTATTGTCATAAGCCATTCGTTAATACCGCCTCTAAGTTTGTTAATTTTTCCCATCTATTGATTATCGAGTCACAATAGTTTGGTGATAACTCCATCATAAAGCAATCTCGACCACTCTTTTCTGCAGCGATTAATGTAGAGCCAGACCCACCAAATAAATCTAATACATTTTTGCCAAGCTTGAAGAATTCGAATATCTCAACCGCAAGAGCTACAGGCTTTTGAGTTGGGTGTATTCTTTTCTCTCCACTCTCGCTAGCTTTACAGAAACCAGTCCACACATGATTGAATACTCTCGCCTGATTATCAAAGTTAGTCCACGCTAGCTCGCAGTCAGCAAAGCTTATATGCATCTCATCTGGCATCTTGTTCCAGACCACCCAACACTTAGAACTAGGCAGGCATTCAGAGTAGTGATTACCACCCCAAAATAACATCTGTTCTATCTTCATCGCTTTGCAGATGTTGTAGCTATCTCGTGCAGCATCGATGGAGTCATCGCCTAACACCGGCTGATAGACTTGAGAGGACGC